CTTGTGAAATTGTATAAGTCATGAAAGTACAATGGGGAAATGATATAACGCTAACATACCAAGTTATGTTGGCGTTTTATAATCTTAGAAAGAATAATTAAAATGAACGTAGGAGCATCAAAAGATTGGATACAACAACAATATGTTAGAGAGTTTGGACCAAAACTCCAACCAACTGAATTTTATTATGATAGTCAAGGTAGAATGGTAATGACAGAAGAGTATCACAAAAGACGAGGTAGATGTTGTGGTAATGGATGTTTACATTGCCCATACGAACCAAGACACGAAAGAGGAAATACAAACCTACAAGAAAAATCACTGAGTAATCGGTGATTTTTTTTTTGAGATATATTTATTATTAAAAAAAATCATGAAAAAAACAATTAGACTTACGGAAACAGATTTAACAAAATTAATTAAAAGACTTATTAAGGAAGAGGACGAAAATTTATCAAATATAGGTGCTAACTCTACAAATATAACAACAAACAAAAAACAATCTTTTAATATTACCGGTAAAAAAATTAATATGACTGGAGGTGGAGGGATGCACCCTGAAATACTTTATAGGTTTAATAACTATAATGATAAGATTAAAGAAATATCTAATGATGACGTAGTATTAGTTGAGTTTGAATTACCGTTCAAGGTAATACTAAATAAAAGTACCGGAACGGAAGACGGCATTTCAAATCTAAATGTTAGCACAACAAACACATCAACAAAAATTAGTATGGAAATAACTAGAAAAAGGGCGGTTGTCAGTATTAGGGGAAGGGTTTTACCAAAATATGGTGATTTTGAATTAAACATCGCGTTTGAAAAATATAAAAAACCTGAAGACGTAACAATCAAAGAAAACGTTAGAAAAGTTTTAAATAGTCTATACTTTAAAAGATAAAACAAAAAGTTTTTTATTTATATAAAATTATACCAGGTTATATTTATTTGATATGGCTAATGGTATTACATATGGTATTATATTTCCCTTTAGACAAAGTGTTGATGGTAAATTTTTATTATTATCTGAAGAAACAAACGACGAAATAAGAAGTAACTTAATCCATTTGTTATTAACAAGAAAAGGAAGTCGTTATTTTTTACCGGATTTTGGAACAAGACTATATGATTTTATTTTTGAACCATTAGATGGGTTAACTTTTGATAGTATTAGAACCGAGATTGAGGACTCTGTTAGTAAATACATACCCAATCTAATAATACAAAACATTTCAATAGAGCCATATATAAATACGGAACCTTCTTTAGGTGAATTACCATCCGAACAATTTGACATACCTGTTTATAGAGTACCAGGTGCAAATACAGAAGAATATACCGCAAAAGTTAAAATAGAATACATAGACAACTCAAACGCCTTTGGAACTAGAGAATTTGTAATAATCAATATTTAATTATATATGGCAAACAGAAAAATATCATATACCGAAAGAGATTTTGAAGGGATAAGAAGAGAGTTAATAAACTACACCCAACAGTACTATCCTGAATTAATACAGAACTTTAACGACGCGTCAGTTTTTTCAGTTTTGATGGACTTAAATGCTGCGGTGACCGACAACTTACATTTCCATATAGATAGAAGTATTCAAGAAACTGTATTACAGTATGCACAACAAAGATCTTCTGTTTTTAACATTGCTAGAACATATGGACTCAAAATACCTGGCTTTAGACCTTCAGTCACAATAGCCGACATATCTATAACTGTACCTGCCGCTGGCGATTCAGAAAATACCGCATATTTGGGGGTATTAAGAGCGGGATCCCAATTCGCAGGTGCCGGAACAATATTTGAAAATCTTTATGATATTGATTTTTCTTCAGATTACAACATTGAAGGATTTGTTAATAGAACTAAAATACCAACATTTGATCAAAATAATAACATAGTAAATTATGTTATAACAAAAAGAGAAGTAATAGTTAACGGATCTACAAAAATTTTCAAAATAGTTGTAAATTCAAATAACGTAGTACCTTTTTATAGTTTTTTCCTACCTGAAAAAAACGTGTTAGGGGTTACTTCAATTATTCAAAAAGATGGAACTTCTTATCAAAACACACCAACATACTCCGAGTTTAACTCCTCTAATGGTAGATGGTATGAGGTTGATGCTTTGGTTGAAGATACTGTATTTATTGAAGACAACACAAAACCTGTTGATTCTGCGGGTGTTAAAGTTGGTAAATATATCAAAACCGACAATAGATTTATTACGGAATACACACCGGAAGGGTTTTTAAAAATACAATTTGGGGCTGGAACAACAACACCAAATCAACAACTTCAACAGTTTACACAAACAGGTATTCCACTCAAATTACAAAATTATCAAAACAACATAGGGTTAGGTTTAACCGTTCAACCAAACACAACGATTTTTGTTCAATATAGAGTTGGTGGTGGTTTAGTATCTAATATTGGGGTCGGTGCTATTACTCAAGTAGTAACCGCTGATTTTTATGTGAATGGTCCTTCTGATAGTATTAATAGGAGTGTTACACAATCTTTAAGTGTTAATAATATAACTGCAGCAATTGGGGGTTCAAACCAACCTTCAATAGAGGAAGTAAGAAACATGGTGACTTTTAATTTTGCGGCTCAAAAAAGAGCGGTAACCATTAATGATTATAAGTCATTGATAGATACAATGCCAGGAAAATTTGGAGCACCTGCAAAAGTATCTATCACAGAATTAGATAATAAAATATTGATAAAAATACTATCTTATGATAATACTGGAGTTTTAACACAGACAGTCTCTAATAATCTAAAAACCAATTTGGCAACCTATCTATCAAAGTATAGAATGATAAATGATTATATATCAATAGAGGTTGCTAAAGTTATTGATTTAGAATTAGAATTTTTAGTAATATTGGACAACGCAGGATCACAATCTGAAGTAATAACACAAATAATAAATCAGGTTAGCACGTATATGAATCCAAATAATAGAGAACTTGGCCAAAACCTAAACGTATCAGATTTAAGAAGGTTAGTTCAAGATATCGGAGGAGTTAACACGTTAGCAGAAATAAGGGTTTATAATAAAGTTGGGGGACAATACTCATCATCTGAAACTTCTCAAAGATATGTTGACAATACAACAAAACAAATAGATTTAGTTGATGATACTGTTTTTGCAGAACCCGATCAAATTTATCAAATTAGATTCCCTAAAAAAGACATCAAAGTTAGGGTTAAAAACTTATCAACCGTAGACTTCATATAAGATTATTTATTTTGGTAATAGTCTTGTTATTTTTAAAATAACTAACATAACTATTTATCAACAAAGAGAATTATGTCCAAAAATTATAGATTAAGAACCACACCTGGTATTGATAAAAACATAAGAATTAAAGTAGATCAAGACTTTGATTTTATTGAGATACTATCTTTAAAATTAAAACAATCTGATGTTTATACAAGATTTTGTGCCGATTATGGTGTCGTTGCTGGTAGGGTTATTGCAAATGGAGGATATGGGGTACCAAATGTAAGTGTGTCTGTTTTTGTACCACTTTCCATTCAAGACTCAGAAGACCCTGTGATTTCAACACTTTACCCATATAAAAGTTTAACAGATAAAAATGAAGATGGTTATAGATATAATCTTTTACCATATGTTCAAGAATATGGAGGACATAATCCAACAGGAACTTTTCCTGATAGAGAAGATGTTGTAAGTAACAGTACCGTTTTAGAAGTGTATGAAAAATATTATAAATACACTGTAAGAACAAATGAAAGTGGTGACTTTATGATTGTTGGGGTTCCGTTAGGTCAACAAATTGTTGTAATGGATATGGATTTATCAAACATTGGTTGTTTTTCACTTAGACCATCCGATTTAATAAGAATGGGGATGGGTAGTGAAGGACAATTTGAAGGTTCTTCTTTTAAATCATCACCTGATTTAGATTCATTACCACAAATTGTAAATGAAAAGAAAGAAGTTGAAGTAACTTCATTTTGGGGCGATGATGAATTATGTAATATTGGAATCACAAGAGTTGATTTTGATTTAAGAGATTTAGGAATACAAATTGAACCTCAAGCAATATTCATGGGATCAATGTTTTCAACAACAGATGAAGATGCGTTACAAACAAACTGTAAACCAAAATTTGATACAGGAAATCTTTGTGATTTGGTTAGTGCTCCCGGTACTATTTTAGCCATTAGACAAACAATATACACAGATTCTGCGGGTTATCCAATACTTGAACAATATAAATTACCTGAAGGTGGTAATATCATTGATAGTGACGGTACTTGGTTGATTGAAATGCCAATGAATTTGGATTACATAACAACAAATGAATTTGGAGAACAAGTAATATCAAACGATCCTAAAGTGGGGATACCAACAAAGGCTAAATATAGATTTAAAATTCAGTATCAAAATGAAGGGTTTGCCGCATCAACACAAAGAGCGGATTATTTGGTTCCTAATATTAGAGAATACGGTTGGGACTCAACACAAAGTGCCAATGGACCGGCAAATGACACACTACAAAGACAGTCATATGCGTTCAGTTTAGATTGGACTGATTATGGTGATACGGGTACAACAATAGGTCAAAAAATGATTGCAGATGCAATAAACTGTGAAGATAAGTTTTTTGAATTTAATTATAATAGAGTTTATACCGTTTCAAGTTTTATTGATAGATGGAAATGGGGATTTAATAGGTCAAGACATTTAGGGATAAAAGAAATTACAAATAGGGAATGTTCAACAACAACAAATAGAATGCCAGTAAATGATGGTGTTAGAAATTTTGATTTAATATTTTTTCTATTTAATCTAGTAATAACTATTTTTTCACCATTAGCATTTGTATTAATACCTTTACTACATTTAATTGCAAAATTTTGGCCAATCGCTAAGTGGGCCATAAGTATTGGAGTACCTCTATTTTTAGGATACTTAACAGTCAATTTTGCAATTGCGGCGATCGCAGCATTTCCCGCAATTGGTTTAATGATATTAAACGCAGGTACCGCAATACTTTTTGGTTTAGCAACCGCGTTTTATATTTTAAGGGTAAGCCCATTAATTAATGCCACATCAAATTTGAAAGGTATAACATTACCTTCCATAACATATCCTGATTGTGAGGCTTGTTCATGTGACACACCATCACTTAATATTGAAGAAATAGTTGGTGATGGGACACAAGGGAATTTAACAGTAGTAACCATTAGAGGTAATAACATATATACTAGAAAAAATTCTTCATTTTTATGTGATGTAAATTCTAATTCTTTTTGGGGTAACACACCTAATGAAGAAACTTGTACCGCCGGTGGTGATGATGATAACGATTGTTCAGATTATCCTGCATTTTGTAATATGAGAACTGAACGATATTCCGGCGGAGCATTATTAGAAAGACAAAAATATGAAATGAATTCATATGGTATACGATATTCAATCGCTGGTTACCCAAATCTTGCGGTAAAAGGTACACCTATAAATAGATTACATTTTCCTAGTGGAGTTATAATAATGCAACAAGACATAACATATTCACATAAATTAAATTTTGCTAATTTGAGACAAAGATATTTTGACCCATCGGGATATCAAAATGTAATTCAAACTAAAGTAGAAAATGATGGTTACCCATCACAACCATTTACAGATAATGTAATGGTTTTATTGTGTGACCCAAACACCATTGATAACCTAATTCCGGGATCGTTAATTACATTTACAAATCCGGATAATGTACAAGATAAAAACGTAAACGGATACAATGTTAGTGGAGTTACTGAAAACCAATTTGGTACAAAATCAATAACAGGAACTTCATCAATACAAACAACAACAAATATTAATTTTATTAAACCCGATGGGACACCAGGTGTTGCTACACTAACAATAACAGGAAGCTCAACAGAAAGGGAATATAAATTTAAAGGAGGGTTAGAATATTTTCAAGTTATAACTGGTATGACAGTTGAAAGAGCATTTCAACTACAAGCTAACGCTATACCAAGTTTTATGAGATTTAATATTTTACGAACCGCACAGAATATTAGTTATAGAAAAGTTTGCGGATCAACAAACCCGGCTGTAAATTCAGTAATAAATCCATTGACAATTAATGATAACACCGGATATCGTAATTATAATGTAGTTTTTTTAGTAAGAGGGGTAGATCCATTTACAGAAAAACAGATTATAAAATATGATTTATCTACTCTTTTTGGGTTGGCTCAAAATACAATAACAATAAAAGGTAAATATTATTTAAACATACCTATACAAGAAAACAGTGGTAACCCTTCGGCTGATTGGTGGATAAATAAAAAAACACCTGAATCGCATGAAGTTCAGTACCAATATTCAAAATTATATCATAAACCATTTAATTTTAGACCAGACCCAAATTTATATTCTGCATTTACAACTAATAGTATAAAATATTATTCTGCATTAGATAGAAAAACGTGGTTTTATAATTTTAAAGCGTGGAGTATTGATGATTATGGAATAAGAATGTCTTCAGGTTCACCACTGGCAGTTATAAACTATAACACAAATACACCATACGAGTATTGGTACAATACTGGATTAAGTGATTATCATAGTGATGCTAGTAATACGTATAGAGTGGGTTTTTCTAATTATGATATATTCAATAATTTTTTCTTTTATTCTCAAACATGGCAAGGAAATGTTGAGGGTGGTACTTTTATGTATACTAACATTCCTGAATCGGATTTAGAAGAAAAACAAGACTTAGGTGATAATGATGATGTGGAAAATTATTTATCATGGGAAAGTCCTGACGGAAACGCTCAGTTTATTGATTATAGAAAACCTAGAGTATTTGCCCCAGCCTATCACCACACAATTAATCCTAACTTACAAGCAAACATTACTTTTGACAATAATGTTGATAATGTTAGAATGATTATTAGATCTGATAGGTTACCCACATCAGATACCGTACAAACAAATTATAATAACAGTTATCCATTATTTCAAAACGATAATTTTACAATCTATAGAATTTTAGATAGTGGTGAGGTAATACAATTAGGTGGGCAACAAACAGATTTTACTGGAAATTCTGATGATTATGCAGAAGATGCTATTTCCGGTACAACTTCTGTGTTATCCACTTTCAGTTGTGAAGGAATGGTCCCTCTACCCTGTTATAGTGGATCAGGAGACGATTTTGGAGTTAAAAATCCTTGCCCCGAAAATGAAAACCCAACAAGAATTTCTAAAGGTTGTTATAAATTAATTCAAGAACCTTATTTAAGTGATGGTGCAATAATAAGAGATTATAATAACTTTTTTGAATGGAAATCAAGATTTAGATTATTATTTGGTGCGTGTAGAGGGGTGATTAGTCACGTATTTCAAAATAATTGGGTAAACGGAACATTATATTCCTACGCCTTCAAAAAGAAAACAATATTCGATGCACAAAATAACCCTAAAAAGTATATTTTTTGTGGTTCAAAAGAAGTTGACTTAGTGCCAGGAAGACAAAATCAAGGACCAATTTATTTAGATGAACAAACAAACACTTTTTATTATAGATCAACACCTTACGTTTTACAACAAAATGGAACAAATGTTAATGGATACTTTATAGGACAAGAACCAAAATATAATGGAAACCACATTAAAAATATTTATGGAAAAGGGGTTAACCAAAGAAATTTACATTTTCCAACAACTATAATGGATTTAGGACCAAGAGATCAATTTGCGAAAGAAATTTGTTTGAACCCACAATTAGAAAATTATTTAGTAGAAACAATACAATCAACATCATTTAATGATACAAGTGATTTATTATTATTGTTTATAGTTTCAAGATTGGTTAATACTGGGTTTTGGGAGTTGGCTCTTAGTAGTGGAGACGCATCAATAAATCAATTATTTTCAAGGTCCGATGATAGGATTGATGGTGACGTTGCCCAAATGTTTAGTATTAATTCAGAATATGGTATAATTCCTTTTAACGAACAATTTTATGGAAATGACGATATTGTTTTAGGAACACCTAATGAAATATTCTATGGAGTGTTATTTTCTGCGATTACACAAAATAGAGTGGCATTAACACCTGGCGTCGCAACTTTTGGTAATATTCAACAACTTGTTGGTTACCCCAAAACTCAAGTCGTACCAATGTATAATTGGGAAATAAGGAGAAAAAACAGTAGTGGTAATATTGTGGCCGACACCACACCATCAACAATATTTGGTACTGAGCATAATGATTGGTTAACATCCATACCATTAAACACTAATCAAATGTATTCAATACCATATCAAAACATGTCGTTTACTGGTGCCGATTATTTTAAAGCAACTAATGGTCCTAGTACTGGGTATATTTTTAATTACAACAATTTGGGAGAAAGAGATTATGTATGGTCAAACCCAAGTAATCAAAATAAACCAAATTTTGTTGTAGGGGCACCATACCATTTTTATTTTGGTTTAGGTAAAGGTAAGACCGCATTAAATAGATTCATAACTAAATATATAATAGGTACTGAATAGAATGAGAAAACAAGACGAAATAAGAATAGTTTTAGGTAATAAAAGATTTGCAGGGTCTTCTAACCAACCAGTACAAATACAACTTCCACTTATTGGTGAAAGACGTGAATTGATACAAGGAGACCGCGCAACTTCAATAAATCTTAGAGAGATATTTGATAGCGAAAGACAAAATTCAAGTATTTTTAGATTAAATGGTAAAATTGTAAACATTTTTGATAATGTAATTTCAGGGAAAACAGATTATACGCCATTTAAAAACTATCTTTATTATTTAGATCCCGTTACTTCTATAAACACCGGAGTATGGAAAGGATATCCACAATACGATGAATTTTCAATTATAAGAGATAGTTCAATACCGGGACACGTTATTTTTACTCCGAAAAGTGCAACAACCTATAATTGGATGACCTATGTATCATACGCATTTAGTAGTACAACAGCACAAACAATGTCATTTGTTGATGAGGACTTTAATGTTACAAATGCCAATTTTAATGTTGCGGATGGAATACCATTTGTTATAAAAAACAAAACGCAAAACGGAAAAAACTTAGTTTATTTTTATTGTGCAACAAATCACAATTTAACTATAGGTCAGTACGTCAAATTAAATATAACTATAGATGGAAAAAACACATTTCAAGTTTATAGTTTAGGTGATGATACATATAGGTCTGAACTTAGAGTTTTTGGAATTTATAATTTAAAGTTTCCTGATAACGATATTGTTGATGGTACTTATGGAAATTTTAAAAGAATAATTGATTTAAACAATACAGGTGATACAACGTCTAGATATTATGTAAGGTTACATAAAATTTTGACATCAAATGATGAAACATTTTTAACTAAAATGGCATTTGAAAATAATGCATTTCCGATTAAAAGAAAGTTAGAATATTCGGCATTAACACCAAACAACCAACAAAGAATTTCAGTTAAAGACGGAACACAAAGTTATGGGTTTACGGTTAATAAAGATATAGACATATTTAGTTTATTAGATAATAACGGAAAACCTGTAACTGAACTTTTTATGACGATTGTAAATAGAGGTTATATGGGTTGGTTTAATAAACCACCACAATCATTACAGAGGGCAATAGATATAGGATGGGAATTTAATTTTTTACAAAACACAATAGATCCCTGGTGGGTTCACACATCAACAGACAATAAAGATAATATAACAGTAGGTTCGTATCAAAAAAGCGGAGTTGATTTCTATTATAATAATTTTTTGAACATTGATGATGTCATTAAAGGTGATTTTTGTGAATATAACGATATTGAACAAAAAGAGTACGTATTATCACCATTATATCATAAGTATTCATATAATCCTGACGTTTTTAATATTTCACAACCAATCCCATCGGGTATTAATGGTTTTGGAGTTTCAATAAGTAATTATGTAAGTACGGTACTATTTCCTCCTGGTTATATATATAAACCACATTATTCAATACCAATAAGATCTTTTAGTGATTATGTTGAAAACGCGTCTTTAGAAGAAATTGATAACGTACCTTTTCACTCCTATTATTCTGACACTAATGGTCAATTTTATTGGAGAGACATATATAATTATGGTTTTGTTGATGGAGAAGGTCTTGGTTTAGATATACCTTTTATGAATGGCGCACACTACCCGTTTAAAACAATTAACTTTATTCATTTCCCAACCAAAAGAAACACATCTTTTATTTATAATGAAATAAATCTACCAACAAACGATACTTGTGAATAATAAATATTTTAGAAAAACAATCACCGATCAAGACCAATATTTGGATATTCCATTGGAAATTAATTTTGATATGCTTGGAAGAGAAGATGGAGTTGCAAGTTTTGAAAACGAAGTAATTTCTGAAATATTAAATCCAATCTCTGATTTTGAAATAACAAAGTTTGCACACTCAGAATATGATGAAATAATAACAACAACAACACAAGTTGTGATCACAAACCCAAATACCGGACAACAAAATATAATTAATATACCAATTAATTTAATGACGATACAAAAAACTTCAACAAATTATGAATTTTATTTTTTTGATTATTTGACAGGGGTTACTGCATCAACATCAACCAATTGGTTAACTGATTATGAAAATGCAACATTTACTGATAGCGAAATATATTACTTTGCAAATTCATTCAAAGGGAGTTTTTTTAAATTAGATTTTTACGACTCACCACAAAATGAAAATCAAACATTGTTATTAAGCGTTATTTTACCAACACAACAAGGACTTAAAGAACCGGGAACAATAGGACCACCATTAAACCAAACTGCGGTACAAGTAAAAAAACCTAAATTTGTTTTGGATTACACAGGAGCAGATAAAGAAGGATTTTATATATATTGGTTAAAAGATAAAAATTATTTAAACATTACAGAATTTTATGTAAGTGCAAAATTCTTTAATGCAAAAACAGGTCAATTTGTTAGAATGATGAATAGACCACAATCTACATTTATTGGTCAAAACATGTTTAATTTAGACAAGCCATTATATTTTTATTACAAATATGTTATTGATTATAACACAAATGAATATAAAGTTTACACATATAACAATAATTTTCAAAACGCACAAAGAGTCGGAATAGGTGTTTCGCCTATAAAATGGTATGAATATGTTAACCCATAATGGAATCAGAAAGAATTAATATAATAATATCACCTGAAGTATTAAATCGTGACATATTTAATATAACTTATAACGGAATAACTTTTGGTTCGTATTCGGGATTATCTCAAGTTTTAAGTGGTGGAACAAATGGAGATTCATTATTAACAGGACTTACTATACCCATTTTATTTACCCAATCATATAATGATTTAGGTTATTATAGTACGTTTGATGGGTTATCCAACCAATTAGATGTTGTTACAAATTTTGTCATATCAGGTAACCCAACATCACCATATAATATCAGACTTTATAATAGTGCGGGCTATACATATAATAGTTTTTTAGAATTATCAAACTATAAAGTAGATTGGGGAGACGGTTTAGTAAGTCAATATTTGAGCGTTAATCAAAGTAGTTTAGACCACACATATTCACCAACACCACAAAATTATACAATTAAAATGGTTCAGAGCAACCCCTGGGGGATAACTGAAATACAAAAAACAATAACACTACCATTTACAGGTGTTACTGTTGATAATGAACCAGGTAACATAACATTCACTCAACAAGGAGGTAATTGGTCAGGAATACCAATTAGTTATGATTACATATTTACAGGAGATAGTGAAAATAATATACCTTCACAAATATCAAGCTCATATTTACAAGTACCATTTATTGTTTCAGGATATACTAATTCAAGATTAGCACTTTTAAGAAGATGGGGACCTAACCCTTATACTGTTGGTTATGTATTAAACCCAATAAAGGGAGTTATTGGATACGTTACTGAAATTAACCCAACATACACCGCATATACGGTTAATGATATTAATTATGTTGATTTTAATAATGGTAAAACTTTGTTCTTGGTTAATTCATCAGGATTGACCGCTAATGATTTAGTAGTATCAGCATTAACTAAAGATGAAATACTTTTAGATTTTGTAATGGATCCTGAAATACAATCTGACGTATTTGTTGAAAGAGGTAAATACAGTGCAGTTGAGGGGTTACAAAGACTAGGTGAGGTTGATAATTTAGGTGATTTAATAAGATATGGATATGGTTATTTTAAAATTAATAACACATAAAAAACAATATAAACTCTATTTATAAATAAAAATGGCATTAGGAGCATACGGTACAGTTAGACCCGCAGATGTGTCACCACAAGATGTTGACATTATTCTGAATTACACACCATCAAGGGATGTAACAAATAATTTTGTGTTAAAAAAATTAAATAGCGCAAATATTCTTACACCATATTTTCACAATTCACAAACAGGTGGTGTTAATGGTAAAGAAATATTAGGGGGCTTGTATAATTTAAGATTACCTGCAAACGAATTTAATCAAATAGGTATCTATACTTTATATATAAGACCTGCAGAGATTAGAACAACAATTACTGATTGTGGGGTTCTATCTGCGTTACCTAATGTAAAAGGAATAATTGTTGATTTAAATGATGTCCCTGCAGAATTCAGAAATAAATTTACAGCACAAGGTTTAGTTGGGTTTAGGGTTGAATATTTAAACTCTGACGGTACAAAAATACCTAACTTTTATAGAATAATTACATCTTCATTTTTTTGTGAACCTGTTGTAACTGACCAAACTAACACATCACAAAAATCAATTAGATATAGATATTTAGATACGGGAAGTGATTTATTATTTTGTACATTATCACCATCCGCATCACCAACAAATAAACCTAATGCAACACCATTTATTGGTCAACCAAACCAAGAAATTATAATTAGTAATACGTATTTTAATCCATTTACTGTTGATATACAAATTGCTGAACACGATATTGATACATTGGCAATAGCTCTTTATGGTAATCAAACTAAGAGTATTGAAGATGGTATATACACTCTTTATGATACTGCTGGAAATATTTACAAACAATATAACTTGTTTGAGGTTAGAGATACATTTAACGAATTACTTTACGAAGTAAGACAAGATAGAGGTTTGAATATTGATTTTAGTAAAAACTTTACAAATATTATTAGTTAATGGCTAAAACTAAATTCATATGTCCAACACCACCACCTGTAGGTTCGGGTACTTTTTCTGATGATTTGGTCGGAGTACAATTAGTATCGGGAGGGGGTCTGACTCTTGGGAATTTTCAGTTCACAAGATCGGTTTACGAAAAAGTTAGTAGAACTTTTAGTACTGGAATATTTTCTGACCCATTCAACTTAGAAAATTTAAATATACAAAGTTTAGAAGAATCAAAAAAAATTATAGAAAAAAACTTTAAAGTTTACCCTAATTTTGATTTATCACAAATAACTAGTTTTTCTCTATATGGTTCTTTAAGTAAAAGAATTTCATCATCTATAAATAAAATTATTAATTATTTTCCTGCGGCAATTGAGGTAAACTTTACTAATTTAATTCTACAAACAGGTAACACCGCATTTAATATATCATATGATGTTATTGACAATGAAACAACATTTGATATTGACTCAAACTTTTTTAGAAATCCCTTTGACATTGATTTTTCAATTAATGCAAACACTAATGTTAAAAACAGACCTATAAAAGTTTCTAAATATAGAGACCTCACAAGTAATTACCAAGACTTTGCGGTTTTTGTAGGAGAAACAAATAACGAATACAAAATAGTAGATTTAACACCAACAAATTCAGTAACCGGAGGCACCGTAACTATAACAGTACAGGGAAAACCATTTTCCTCAAATACCACTACAGAAACAATTTTATTAAAACCTAACAAATTAATAACGGAAAAAATATTTCAAGATGATTTTGATGAAGTTGAAGATTATTTGTTAAATAGATATGCATATCCGCAATATACTACTAAATTTAGTTATCCGGATTACGATGATAATGGAAATTATATTATCATAAATAAAATTTTAACATGGTCACTAGATGGTCTATGGAATTTGGACATAAGAACAAGTCAGTTTGATGAATATTTGACAAATTTGCAATATATAACAGAAAGATTAGACGAATACAAAACAAATTTAGTAAGTAGATTTTTAATTTCAGGATCATTAAAAGAATTTGATACAAATGATCAGAAAATAGAAAAAACTTTACAAATTTACGGAAGAAGTTTTGATGAAACTAAAAAATTTATAGACGCACTTGCTAATATAATATCTGTAAATTATGTGGTAAAAAATGACATACCATCTGCATTATTAGCCAATTTAGCGGCGACTTTAGGAATTGACCCAAACATATCACCAATTACTAATGACTCATTACTACAATCAGTTTTTTCAACGACAAACGATATAATATATCCTGGACAAGGTAAAGAAGATACCCCTGCAGAACTAAATTATCAATACTATAGGAATTTAATTCTTAATTCTGGTTTTTTATTTAGATCAAAAGGAACTAGAACCTCAATTGAATATATTATGAGGATGATTGGTGCACCTGAAGCGCTAATAGAATTTAATGAGTATGTGTATTTAGCCGACCAAAAAATTTCTTTAGACGATTTTTATGAAAAATATGCAAAAATATCAGGAGGTACTACTTACATAGAATCACCAACACTAGATTCAACTAATGTGTTTTCAATTTTAGGAACACAATATACCGGATTTACAACATCGGGAGTCATAAAATCAACATTACCGGATTTAAATAATTACCCAATTAATATAGATACCGGATATCCTGAAATGCCAACTGAAAGTGATTCATTTTTCTTTCAAAAAGGTGCGGGTTGGTTTGAATCAACACCTGAACATAGGTCAACAGAAGAAATTGATTTTACATTGTCTAATTTTACAGTATCGCCCTCAATTATTGTTACAAAACTCAAACCTTTTACTTATGGTCAAGATTATTTAAGTAGGTATGAAAAATTCCCAACGATGGATCTTGGGTATGGATTAACAAGAACTATAGATAATAAAAAATCTTGGAAAAAAGATGAGGTTGGTTTAAGAAAAAATACACAAAGTTCGGCACCAACAAATTATTTGTTAGAAAACGAAGGGCAGGTTATAAACGTAAAAAACATGGAGTTATATCTTAACATGGGTCAAGGAATAACCTATGATATTTGGGAAATGTCCTCAAGATATAATTACCCAATACCAAATTCGGGATTAACGGCACCTTATCCATCACCAGGACTTAATGATTGGACAGTAATAAATCCAAGACCTAATCAAAAAACATTTTTTGAATTTGCTCAAACCTTTTATAATAATTTAATAAATGTAAGAAATAGACAATATATATCTGATGGTAAAACTGGTGGTTACCCAGCATTACAATCAATTTTTTGGAAATACTTACAAACTGATCAAGTTTTAAATATACCAAACAATAAGTTCACATACCAAAAAATGATAGATTTCACATTAGGGTTAGGTGATTATTGGATAAGACTTGTTGAGCAGTTTGTTCCTGCAACAACAATATGGAACACTGGACAAAAAATGGATAATTCTGTTTTTCATAGACAAAAATTTGTTTGGAGAAGACAAAGAGGTTGTACATTTATTTTAGGTGATCTTAAAAATACTGATTGCTTACCTTGTACGTATGATGGTGAACCATACGCATACGATTGTATTGATCAAACAACACAATGTTCTTTACCTACTTTTGACCCAATCGCGGTACTTAATCAAAAAATTAATGAGATTTATACAAGTAGTGGTTTTACAAGTAATGATTGCGACAATACTTCTATGGTATCAACATGGTACGTTGAATTAACTTTAAAAGACACAATAACAAATATTGAAGATACTTTGGTTTTTGAACCTTTTTATGTTGGTTATGGTCAAAATGCTGTTGACGTAGTGACTGGTTTACCTATTGATTATTTCCAAGTAATAAATGCTATTGATTCTAAACTTCAGTATTTATATCAGTACGGATTAAATTATTATTTTTCAGGTGGTGTATTAGTTGTTTCTAACACTAGTTGTTATGATAATTTCACCAATAAACTTCTAAACCTTTATATAGGTTTGGACTTACAAATTAATTGCGGATAATGGCTTGTATTACTGGATTTACCACAGGTGGTTATTATAGTTACACAGATTGTTGTGGAGTATTACAAGTAGGGTTTGCTGGTGGTTTAGACACGGTATGTGTTGATACCGCATTTTCTGCATCATCAATAGGTCTTATTTTAGATCCTGTTAGTGTATGTGTTCAAGATTGTAGCACGGGACCATTAAGTTATACTTTTTCAGTCACTGGTGTTTGTAACAATCCTACAGGTAGTGTTACATTTTCTTCATTTGGTGGAGTTGCTCCCTATACAATAGATAATATTACACCAACAGGAAGTGGATTAAGTGCACAAACAAGCTCAGGTCAAATAACATTTACAGGATTAACTGGTGGAACATATGTTTTTAGAATAAATGATTCTTTAGGTTTACAAAATAATGAACTTTTTGTAAATGTTTTAATTTCTGATTGTTTTAATGCAAACATAATTAACACTTCAGGTACTATTTGTGGTGATAATAATGGTAGTTTTGAAGTAAGCGGATCATCAATAAATGCACCATATACTATACTTGTTTATAGTGGGGTTTCAGACTATGTTGGAAGTTATAATGCAATAACTTTCCCATACCAAATTAATGGATTACCACCATCAATTTATCATGCGGTTGTATATGATTATGGTTTAGCAACCGCAATTACAGAAAACGTAGTTATAAGTGCTAGTACAAACATTGATTATGGTTTTTGGGTGGTAGATGCTGGAACTTGCGTAATAAATACAGGTAAAGTTGCGGTTACAGGTGTCACAGGAACGGGACCTTATACATATTTGTGGTCTGATGGGCAAACAACACAGTTAGCTACAGGATTAACTGCGGGTAACTATTCAGTAACTGTTACTGATTTTTACGGTTGTCAAGTCACTAAACAAGCAACAGTTGGAATTGCACAACCACTTGGAGTACTTTCTATAAATCCGACACAACCTGATTGTTTTATTTCAAACGGTTCATTACAAATAACAATGTCGGGAGGTACTGGACCTTACTTTTATTCTGCAAATACAGGACAAGTTGGTTATACATTATCCAATACTTTCACAATTAATTCATTACCTGCGGGTAGCTATTCTATTTTAGTGAGAGATGCAAATTATTGTCCAATTATTGTTAACACATCCTTGAATACTGTTGGAGGATTTAATGTAATTGGGAATACAATAACAAACTCAACATGTAATCAAAATAGCGGATCTATTACCACGACAATTAGTGGATTAATTGGGTTTTATTTATATTCATTAACCGGACTCTCCAACAATCAGGTTTATACTTATTACACACAAAGCCAAAACGTTACGTTCCCTAACCTACCAAACGACACGTATGTTTTATCAATATCAGGAGAAAGTGCTGGTTGTGGTTATAGTGAAACTTTAGTAGTAAACTCAGTTGAAAAATTTAGTGTTGATGTTTCAGTAACAAACGCTACTTGTGAATTAAATAATGGTTTAATTACAGTAAATGTCGGAACAGGATACACTAATTGGGATTTAAATGGTCAATTAGATTATATTTTAACAGGAGTACCACCAATCATTGACACCACACTTAGCTCAATGACGTTCAGTAATTTAGCACCTGGTATATATACAATACAAGTAAGAGACGAAGAAGACTGTATTGTTTCAGATACTTTTACAATAGGAACAACACCACAATTAGATAGTGCAGTTTTTGTTAACAATTGTGTTTTTGGTAATGATGGTTCAGCAAGTGTTTCTATTTTTGATGGTACACCACCATTTACATACGATTGGTCAGATAATGTACCTCCTTTACAAACGGGAAGTACTGTAACTGGTTTATCTGGAGGATCATATACTGTTACAGTTACTGACAATAGTGGATGTACAAATTATCTTTCTTTTGTTATTGATTGCACGTTTACTCAAGTAACAGGTTTTACAAGATATAGTGTCTGTTCTGATAATAATTTTATTACAACATCAGGAACAAAAAGGGGGATTGTTGAAATGATATCTGAAGGGTTTTTAGATTTGACTTCAGGATATACAAATTGTTTTATAAATACTTACACCTTAGATTGTGATATAACATTAAATGGTAGTGCATTTACTCAAACGGTTACTGTTGAAAATGATGCTGGATGGCAACAAGCAATTGAAACCATTCTTTCATCAATACCTGAAGTTGGTGAATATAGTGTCAATTTAACAAATAATACGTTACAGATAAAATCAAATTGTCAAAATGGTATTGACCCATTAGGTAATGCTGATTTTAGTTTATCTTTGAGTATAAATTACGATATTTCATGTCAGGATATTGCACCAACACCAACACCAACTCCGAGTCCAACTCCGAGCCCAACTCCGAGCCCAACACCAACACCAACTCCGAGCCCAACACCTGGACCAACTCCAAGTCCAACACCAACTCCAAGCCCAACACCGGCACCTACCGCAGTTTATTATACTTGGTTATCCAACAATAATTATTATGCTTTAGGTGTACCACAAACTTGCCTAGACCCAATAGGGTCGTTGATATTATATACATCAACACCAACATTAAGTGCTGGTACAGTACTTTATACTAACCCTTCATTAACAACAACACTATCTCCATCGACCTCTTGTGGTGGTGCACCTGGCGCTTTGTGTCAAAAACCTATTAAATCTTCTAATCCTATAAGTTTTAGAAAAAAAGTAACAGTTGGTAGTGGTGGTGTAATACAAAATAACCCTAGCCTTTCCAACTGTTAAAAATGCCATATTCAATAGACATAACAGGAGTGACTGGTGGTACGGCACCAATCGCATTTTATGCTTGTGATGAATATGGTAATAATTGTAGTTTATTAGGTTATTCGCCAGGAATATACGTTTTACCAACACTACTACAGACCGCAACAACTATTATGGTAAAATCTGTTGATGCAACGGGATGTATATATTTTAAGTTACTTACATGTAACCCTGAAACTTTCTTTATATTAACAGAGTTGGGTGATGTTATAACAACCGAAGGTGGTGATTCGTTAGTTTGGTTATGATGTATATTTATTATTATGATAATACAAATTACAGGAGATACTGGCGGAGTTGAACCATACGACGTTTATTTATGTGACCCAACAAATATAGGGTGTTTTTACATTTCAGGACTTACATCAATACCGGGAACTGTGGAAATAAATAGTCAATACTATTTTCCAAACGAAGTTTTTTTATATTTGAAGATTGTTGATACTATTGGATGTGTAAAGTTGTATCCTTTAGATTGTGGTACACAAAAAGCATTTCAAGATATTGTATACTTCAATTTCATGGATGGTATATCTTATTTGTTTGAATAAATCTAACAAACTTAATATTTATAAAATAAAAAATGCCAGTTTATCAATTATTAACCGATAGAACATTAGCTCAAGCATCGGCAATCACACCGACAACGCTTATTCACATAGTAACCACTGGTGATACAACACAAAACGCCGCAGGATCTTCATATAAAGCAGAATTAGGACAATTAATTTCTATTTTTGGTGGATCCTCTGACACATATTTAACAGGTGGTACTTACTCTGCAGGAACAATAACATTTACAAATAGTACTGGTGGTACTTTCACAGTTACCGGATTAACCACAGGAGACACAACCACAATTACAGGGGCAACTAGTGTTGGAACAGGGGTGACAATATTTGATAGTATTGTTGATAGAGATATAAAAATTAATACAATAACAGGAGATACTTTTGAAAAAATAACTAGCACATTAGCCTCAAACACTATAGAATTGGGGATAAATGAGCAAAATTTGGACCTATGGTCTTTAGTTGTTCAGGGAAATAGGTTAATAAACGGAGGTGCAGCATATGTTAGTGGTTTAACTTTTGAAACAACAATATTAAAGTATATTATTGGAGGAGAAATTTATGACATTTTATCACCAACAACTTTGGTTTTGTCAAGTGGTGATACTACGTTTGATAGAATAGACGTTTTAGTTGCCGATATAAGTGGGAATACATCAGTAGTGCAGGGAACACCTTCAGCAAATCCCGAAAAACCTGACATAGATGAAGAAACCCAAGTTGAAATAACTTTCGTGTCCATACCGGCTAATGGAACAATACCTGATTTAGGTTTATTTTTATTGTATAATGAAAATTTAGGACCACCAACAGAATGGACATTTGGTGCTGTAGGTGCTCAACCAACAAGAATAAGTGGTTCATCTACCGATCAAGCATACAGTGGATCAACATCAATTAGGGTTAGTGGAGTTACTGGTGCATTTACAACTTCATTTAGATTAACAGGTAGTACTGTAGTTGATACAAATGAATATGCAACATTACAATTCGCAATAAAAAATTTATCAGCAAATACAACAACAAGTCAAATAAGAATAGGATTTAGATCAACTGGCGGTACTCAAAATGGTGGTTACGTATATATGAACTCTGCGGGATCTTCAGGGTATGTACAATATACAAGTAATAATACATCCACATGGCAGTTGATATCTATACCATTATGGAGATTCTATTTGACTAATACAAACACACAAGTATTAGAATTTTCATTTAATAGCCCAAATGCGAGATACTATTTTGATATGATACAATTGGTGGATGGTCTTGCGTCCTCACCACCAACAAATGCTTGGACAACATTTAAAGGAGATGGGGCAACAACAATAACGGCACCCAACCCAAACGCTACATTAACAATATCAGGAGGAACAAATATTGGTTCATTTATATCAGGTAGCTCAACTGTTGTTTTGAATTTGGATAATAATATTGTTTTAAATAGTGTTAGTGCATCAACAATTAGTGCAACTACTATTGGTTCATCATCTAAATGTGTTGATGATATTTATGTTTCAGAAATACATTCTTGTTCTCCTTTGAATATAAATCCATTAGACGAGGGTGAAGTTTATTTTGGTTCAACAAGTGGTGTTACAATAGATGTTACAAATTCTAGGTTAGGTATTGGAACATCAAATCCACAATACCCACTACAAGTTTTTAGTGGAACTAATCAATTATATTACGACCCAACTTCAACGGGTGGTAGGTTACTTTTAAGTGGATCCACAAATATACCAAGATTAGACGTAACAAATAGTCCTTATTTGTTAAGATCAGGTTCGGGTGGTAGTTTAGGTGTAAGGGCTTGGAATGATACCGCATACTCTGGATATGGTAAAGTTGGTGATATGTTTTTATATGTGGGTGAAGATACATATGGGTTAAATATTGTAAAACAAAACGGACCAGGATTTCCCGTAACTGAAGATTATATCAGATTTTATGCAGGACAAGACGCTAAAACAACCAATACTCCCGACATACATATACAAGGAAATGGAACAACAAGAGGTTTTGTTGGTATAAATAATTCTAACCCTACCGCCAATTTACATGTCTCAGGAAGCACTTTAGTTAGTGGTTCTTTATCTGCGACAACCTTAAATTTGACCGCAAATAATAATCTAAACACCTCAAATAACACATTAAGATTTACAGATACAGATGCAGGTGCATCCGCCAACCAATTCAGTGGTAAAATTGAATTTTATAGTAGTGATGTTTCTGGTATTGGTGTTAAAAGTTATATTGGGGGTATTGTCAGTAGTACGTCATCAGAAGGTTCTATAATTTTTGGAACAACAGGAACCACAGGGACATTATCTGGCGGAACAACCGTTGGTGAAAGAATGAGAATAACAAGTCAGGGTCGTGTTGGTATTGGTGAATCAACACCTTCTTATACTTTAGAGGTTTCATCCGGTGTTGAAAATTTAAATGAAATTGCATTATTTGTTAAAAATGACGGAGACAAAGGGTTATTTTTTATACCAACTGCGGGTGATGGTGGTTACAATTTTAATACAAAATCGGGAGATACCGTAATAATGTCAACACAAGGAGAACATTTAGTTGTTGGTGCTAAAGATGGTGCAGCCTTTAGGTTTAGTGGAGGAAGTTCGTCATTTAATTCCGGTAATACAATTACTACCGGTAATAAAGTGGGAATTGGTCCCGATTTCTTTGCAGGACAACCAACGGAGTATCTTGACGTTGCTGGAAATGCTAGAATTAGGGCGGTTGGGGCGGCAACAGGAGTTAATTCACTTTATATAACATCTGATGGTACATTAACAACAGTATCTTCTGATGTAAGATTAAAAGAAAATATTCAACCATTAACAAATTCGTTAGAAAAACTTTTACAACTTTCAGGTGTAACTTATAGTTGGATTGGACAAGAAGAAAAAAGAATTGGGTTTATTGCACAAGAAGTTGAAAAAGTAATACCTGAGTTAGTATTCACTAATAATAATACTGAAGAAAAAATAAAAGGAATACATTTGGATAATATAACTGCGGTTTTAGTTGAGGCAATCAAAGAACAACAAAAAATTATTGAAGAACTAAAAGTAAGAATTAGTAATTTAGAATCTTAATTTTTATTTACAAAATATTTTTAAAAATCTATTTTTAGGTTATGAAAATATTCATTCAAATTGCATCATATAGAGACCCCGAGCTTTTACCAACAATCAAATCTTGTTTAGAAAATGCTAAATACCCCGAAAATTTAGTTTTTGGAATTGCAAGACAATTTCATCCTGATGATAAGTTTGATGATCTATCTAAATACGAATCGGATAAAAGATTTAGAGTTTTAAATATACCACACCAAGAATCAAAAGGTGTTTGTTGGGCTCGTAATCAAGTACAACAACTTTATAAGGATGAAGAATATACCCTCCAAATAGATTCTCATATGAGATTTGAAAAAGATTGGGACGAGACACTAATAGGTATGGTTAGACAATTACAAGATTTAGGTATACCAAAACCATTATTGACTGGTTATGTTTCTTCTTACGACCCAAATAATGAACCACACGGAAGAGTAAGAGTACCTTGGCGAATGGTATTTGATAAATTTATACCTGAAGGTGCCGTATTTTTCTTACCTGAAGCAATTCCCGATTGGCAAAATATTGACACACCAATCCCATCGAGGTTTTATTCTGCTCACTTTTGTTTCACGTTAGGTCAATTTAGTAAAGAAGTCCAACATAATCCCGATTTTTATTTTCACGGAGAAGAAATTTCAATAGCTGTTAGGGCGTTCACTCATGGGTATGATTTGTTTCACCCACATAGAGTTGTTATATGGCACGAATACACAAGAAACGGAAGAGTAAAACAATGGGACGATGATAAAGAGTGGTACAAAAAAAATGAAAATGCCCACCAGTTAAATAGAAAATTATTCGGAATGGATGGTGAAAAACAAGAAGGACATATCGGAAAATATGGTTTAGGGAACGTTAGAACGTTAAGAGATTATGAAAAATATGCCGGATTATTGTTTGAAAAAAGATCAGCACAAGAATATACATTACAAAAAAAATATCCACCCAATCCTGAAATAAATGATGATAAAGAATGGTTAAAAAGTTTTTCATCAATGTTTGAACATGAAATAATTTTAGAAAAAAACAATTTTACAGAGGAAGATTATGATTTTTGGGCCATAATTTATCATGATGAAAATGGTCAAGAAATTTATAGAAAAGATGCTGATGAAACTGAAATTAAAACACTACTTAAAAATGAAATAAAAATTAAAAGACAGTTTTTAACTTATAGAAAACCTAAATCATGGACTGTTTGGTCACACTCTAAATCTAAAGAGTGGTTAGAAAAACTTGAGGGAACAGTATGATTGAAAATCCATCTATAGTTACTGCATTATTTGACATTGGTAGAGATAAATGGTCAAATTATTCACTTTCTTATCACACTTATATGATGTGGATGAGAAATTTATTACTGTTTGATTCAAAAATGATTATTTATACCGAACAAAAATTTGAATTATTTATAAAAGAACAAAGAAGTATAGTTGACCCTAATTTAGAAAAAACAATAATAGTAATTGATGTTATAGAAAATTTAGACTCTTACAAACTTTTTTATGACAGCGTGTCAACATTAATGAACCAAGATCAATTCAAAAGTAAAATACATTTTAATGTACCTGAAATGACACAATCACTATATAATATAATAATTTTTAATAAACCTTATTTTATTAAAAGATCAATAGAAAAAAAACATTTTGATTCTGATATGTATATATGGTGTGATGCCGGTGTTTTAAGAGACGATAATCCATTGATAAAAAAAGGATTCCCAAATGTAGATAAAATAAATCAAAATTATAACGATAAAATAACGTTTTTTAGTCACCATGAAAATTTTTCAATACCTGATAGACCCTTTCATTTGTTATCGCAATTTAGATATATACATGGAGGTTGTTTTTTTGTACCTAATAACAAAGTTTTAGATAACTTTATTGACCATTTTGTTAATTTAATATTTCATTATTTAGAATTAGGTTACGTTGGTAGTGAAGAAAAGTATTTAGATTTTTGTTATTTAGACAATAAAGACAATTATAACATAGTAAAATCTGATTGGAGACAGTATTTTGACATATTCGGTTAAAATACTATTCAATAAAATGAACTTATGATTATTTATATAATAAAGTTTAAACTTTAATGGCTGATTTAAGATTTGAAGGTTGTTGTTATGATGGTTATCAGTATGTTACTGATGACGCTGCTTGGATTGCAACGGGTGGAACGGCATCAACAGGAATTACTTATCATTTTTCGGGAGACCCCGTTGTACCTGATGGGTGTTACACAATAGTTTCTGCATTTACTTCTGGATTTTCTGCAACCACATTTTCAATATTTGACGGAGTTTATACAATTCAAACGGACTGTTCCGACACCTTATGTTTAACAGGAGATTGTTGTAGTAATTCTGTTTGTATTAATATACCAATATCAACATATTCGGGTTATAATGGGACTTATGTTGTTGCTGGAAATTATAATAGTTACCCATTTTGGACAGGAGGGACAACACCAGGTTATCTTTATTATAACTCAACAAAATGGTGTTTAACTTCAGGGTTAAGTGAAAGTTGCCTTTTTTATGGATCAAGCCCAACATCCGCAAATTGTCCTGATATTGATGAAACACTATATTATACCGGTTCGTGTTTTCCAACACCAACACCATACGATCCTTGTTCGATATTAGATTTTGATATTGTTTTAGAGTGTGCATTTCCAACACCAACACCAACTGCAACACCTACACCCACACCTACAGTAACACCAACTCCCACACCTACACCGACAATAGATATTTGTTCAGGCTATACTGTAGGAGTTTCATTTTCAGCAATTACACCAACCCCAACCCCTACACCAACACCAACCCCTACACCAACAGTTTATCCTTATAATATTGTTTCAGGTGTGACATTTGTGATTGATAGTGGTAATTTTGTTTGTGTTAATGTAAATAAATTAGAAGATTGTAATAGTGATGACGTATATTACGTTAGTGGACCAATTATATATTCAGGATCACCAATTATAACAGGAACAACTATTTTAGGTTTAATAAATGACCAATATAAGTGTTTGACATATACTGAAAATGTTTTTGGTAGTCCTGCCGATTATTTACAAGGAGTTTTAAGTGCAACAACAAGTGGATGTTCATATTGTTCAGTACCGGCACCAACACCAACCCCTACACCAACACCGACACCTACCCCAACACCAACCGCAACACCTGTGATAACACCTACTTATGCACCAAACACGGTATTTGTATTTACATCATGTACTGATAACTCAATGATTATTCAATATTCATATCCACCATACAATGTAAATGTTGGAGATATATTAAAAACCACATCAGGTGCATGTTATTCTTATGTTGGTGACTATTACCCATATACACCACCAGCAGGTTATATTTGGTCATATATTGAAACATTTACGGCAACAACCGCAACAACATATACAAATTGTGTGAATTGTTTAATACCAACACCACAACCAACATTATCTTATAGTGTTTGGAGAGCAAGAGGTGAGTTTTCACTTTCTTGTCCTGTATGTGAATTAACAAATGGTGGATCGGTAATAACATTCTATACCTCATCTTCAGATTCTGTAATACAAACAGGTGTATATATTTATGAAGATCAAACATTAACAACACCTGTTATTGTTGACTACATAAAATATGGTACTAAGATATATAGTGTAGATGTTGATGGAAAATTAACTGAAATATGTAACGTAAACGGAAATTGTTAAAAGTATGCCAACATTAGTAACATTAACAGCAACAACGGGAACATTACCACTTAATTTGTGGATATGTGATAGTACAGGGGCAACCGCAACTTGTATTTATTATGATACTGTAACGTCTTTACCATATCCGTTTGTTTTACCTACAGTATATGAAACTTACCCTTCATATGCATTAAAAATTATAGATGCTAATTTATGCATTTATTATGAATTATCACCATAAATTAAACTATAAATTATGCCAGGATACAGTGCAAATACATGTGATATTATAACTTTGTACCCTTTAGGGGTGACTTGTAGTACTATTAGTGCTTTTACACCATTTACAGTTGATGGGGTTGCGTCATTAATTATAACAGGAGGGACACCTCCATATAGTGTGACTTGGGAAAATGGATCACAAACACAATTTTTGGCTGGTGTCGCTGCCGGTGATTATACTGCAACAGTAACTGATTATTATGGAGATTTTACAGCAACAACCACATGTACCGTACCTTATAGTACATTTTATTTAGAAGAGTTTTATAATTGTAACGATTTTAATTCTAAACTTTATTATGTTGCAAATTTAGAAAACCAAACACAAACGGGAGTAACATTTACACTTAATTCTCAACTTGGTTGTTGGATATCTAACGGCCTTATATTGTATTCTGGTCAAAGTTATTATAATTATAATGTTATAACAACATCAGGACCATTTTTAAACTGTACTGATTGTTTACCGGTAACTCCACAACTTGAAAATACTTCAGGACTTTGCTTAACATCAAAAATTATCACGCCAGGGATATTTTCACCAACGGTTACAACTACCCAATATCAGTTCTATTCTGCAAGTACTATAAATAATTATCCGTCTTGGTCTAGTAACACATTAACTATGTATTATAATACTAGTGCAACACAATGGATGATTTCAGGTTGGACACAACCAGGAATACCACTTCTACAATCAACCCTTTCACCACCTATTGGTGTTTGGACTTATAATGGTTTGGGTACCGCACTTGTAACACAAGGTAATTGTACAAGCGGCTTTGATATTACTACATCAACAATTAACCCTTCATGTGAAGGAGTTAATAATGGTAAAATTATTGTAAATTCAGTTGTGGGAGGTACACCACCTTATACGTACTCAATAAATAATATAACATATCAAATATCAAATATATTTTTAGGTTTGGGTGACGGAACATACACCGTTTATGTTAAAGATTTAATTGGTAACGTTAGTACAAAATTGGTAACCTTATCAAATCAAAACCCAATAACAAATTACCAAGTAACACTGAATTTAGTACCACCAAACCCAACAGTAACAAACACATCAATCTCAAGAGAATGTACTTATAATTGGGAGGTATCGGTAACACCAACATTACCAGCAAATAGAGAAATAAACTTTACAATTATTCATACCTCAAGTTTATCTGGTGGAACTTCCTCTAATGCTGTTCCAACATTAACATATGTCGGAACAACAGGAACTACGGGTGGTGGACAATTTTTAACATCTAACGTATCTCAAACAAGTAACACATCTCTCACTGTAGGATGTCACCCAATTTATTACACAACAGGAATTACAAGAATATACAGTGCAAAAATAGTTGGTACAGGTAAAGTGACTGGTCAAGTTTTTATGAAAGTCACAACACCAAACGGAAATGCGACTTGTGCACCATATGCTAAAATAAATGACACAATAACCGTAAATGGTACTATATTATTGAATAATGGTCCTTGCGAAACAGTAATACCACCAATAAATACTTTGTCTTTTGGTGTCTCAAAACAAGCAAACACTGTTTACTACGGTTTAGGTGGAGGTATAGGGGTTGGTAACATATGATAAAAAGAGCTGTTTATTCTTTATGGACAAAACCTATGAACGGTAAAACCGTAGGGTTTAATACTGAAAAAAATTTAATAGAGTGTTTTGCTTTATCGTTACATTATACAAAAAAATGGTTTGATGAGGTACATTTAGTTACCGATTTTGAAGGTAAAGACTTAGTTGAAAAGTATGGTTTGTCTTTTGATAATATTGATACAAGTTTGGAACATGCTATGATGGGTATTTATGAAAACCATTGGTCATTAGGAAAAATTTATGCGTGCAAACTACAAAAAGAGCCTTTTATACATATAGATATTGACGTTATTTTATTCAAGCCACTTCCAGATAAGTTTTTAAAATCAGATGCCGCTTTTCAAAACTTAGAAACAGAATCACAAGAATATTGGTATAAATGGTTATTAGATCATGCTGAAAAAAATTATACAAGTAAACCAAAATGGTTTGATACCGAAAAAGTCAAAGCATATAATTGCGGAGTTATTGCGTTCAATAAATTAGACGTAATACAAGAATGGTGGACGGAATCGTTAAATTACATAAAATTTTTAGACGAGTCAAAGTTTAACTACGATCACCATTTATCTTGTTTAATATATGAGCAATTTTGTATATATTGTATTTGTAAATTTTATAATTATAACGTTGATTTATTAACGTTTTATGGTGAAAGTCATGAAAAATATATGGGAACTATTTCCGAAGAATTGGCAAAAAAATTAGGATATACTCACCTAATAGCTGCAAGTAAAAGAGACCCACTCATAGAAAAAAAAATAAAAAATAGACTTTTAGAAGAGGGAATTACGATTAAAAAAAATAACAAAGATTTAAGTATTTATTAGTATGTCATACATTATTAAAACAACAAGTGGTTTAATTAATACAATTTTAACTGACGCCGCAAGAAAAAAGATTTCACAAGGTAAATTTGATATATCATATTTTCAAGTAGGAGATAGTGAAGTTTGTTATAACTGTATAACAAATCAAAATTACGTAGAATTAAACGTATTATCACCGCAATATAACGCAGATAATTTAGTACCTGCACCGGAATATAATAGACTAAATGTAAAATATCCACTATTTGTTGATCCTAATTCGGGAAGTACTTTTGGTATTCCTTATGATTCATCTTTTGTTGATAACATTTATAACTCAGCGGCACCAAGAGGATTTTTTACGGGAAACACTTTATATACGTCCTCGGCATATACAATTAACCCTAACTTTACGGTTTCAAATTCAAATTTGTCATCAGGTAATACTATTGTAATTTCTGCAAATACTGTTGATGTAACGGTATCAGGAACAGTAACACCTGGTATGTTTATGACTTTGTTTACGGGTGGATATAGCCCTATGACCGCAAATACACCTATGTTTACTTATGTTGTTGTTGGAGTAACGGGAGACACTTCATCCGCAACAACAGTTACAATACAATTAGATAGACAATTACCTGATTTTTCCACTATGGGTTATAGTGGAAATAGTAATATTGTTTTTTATCCATCAGGTATGACTGTAATTTATGATTCAGTAACACCTGAACCTTATTGGGCAACAAACGTATTTAATTTTGAAACAAACTGTGATGTTTCACAATCAGACGTGAAAGTTTGGAATATGAACATTCCTTGGACTGAATCGCCGGCAGGTGTCTTTAATAATACTAACCAAGATTTTAATCTATATAGCGGTAGAACATATGTTGGATCAAAAGAATATTTAGGGTATAAAACAAATGCAGGTCAAGTTGATACTGGTTCAGTTTATTTTAATAACTCATTAGGTGATAAAATTACAGTACCACCATCAGACCAAAAGGCAATCGCAATAGTTCATTACACAAATCAATCTATAGATAATTTTTATGGTGAAAAGTTTGCACAACAAGAATACGACCCTGCAAATCCAGGAGCAACAGGACAGGCAAGAAATCTTAAAATTGGTTTGCCATGGTTAATGTGGCACAAAAACCCTAATAAAACTATTGGTGAATATTTCTTTACTGACCCAAGTGGATTTACACCCGATTTGTTTCAAACATATTACATAAAATCTAAAAGAAGTGCCGATTTTAATAATCCGGGTATTAGATACTATAATCTTTGGGACACACATGTAACATCAACAGGATACCCAAATAGAGTTGGAAAAGTATTTCCTGATTTAAAAATGGTTGTTTTTGATGATGATGAAATAGTGGCATCATTAAATTATAAAACAAATAGATCTTGGACATTACCAGCACCAAAAGTAGGTACAATAATACCAAATGCCTGTGACGGTGTTCTCGGAGATACTGAAGGGTTACTTAGTGCAAATACCGAACAGGTTTTTGTTACTTATAGGTTTAATAGTAGTGCATTTACAAACACATTACACTGTAATTATTACACAAACCTAACTCCGATTTTATACGATCCAACACAATCAACATATAACATATTTTTAAAATTTGGTAACGAATTTCCATTTTTACAATCAAACAATTTAACAGTACCATCAGGATTTACTGCCAATGAAATGAAAGTTCTAGTTCAAAAAACAAGTACAGGAACTACAAGACCGGTTGCAACACAATGGAGAGAAATTGATGTTATGTCTCAATTATCAGGTTATTCGGTAAATGGTTTTATTACTTTAAGTGGTTTGACTGGTACAACATTCCAAATAACAAAAGATATGTATGATAATGCACCAACATATAATTTGGCAAATTACATTGATTTACCAACACTTAATCAATCTGGTGTAACTTTAAATTTTGGTGGAGAATATTATTTTTATGGAACATTACAGACAGATATTCAAGCAACAATTTATGTTATGAATTATCTTTGTAATTTAGGACAGACTCAGTTTTTAAAATCCTCAAACCCTACATGGGATGGTATAACACCTCCTTATATTACTGAAGTAGGTCTTTACAATGCAGATAAAGAACTTATGGTTATTTCTAAGATACAATCTCCACAAAAAAGACAGGGGATTCAACAGTATCCTGTTAAACTTGATTTTTAATTATATATGGAAGAAAAAAGAGATTTAAAGAACACACCTAAAGTTCTTGGACTTGACATATCCACCAAAACGATTGGTTGGAGTCTTTTTGACATAAAAACTCAAGAATTATTGGAACTTACTCATTTTTCTCCGGTGATAAAACCAAAACCCGAAGATAAAATTGAAGAATTACTATTAAAAGTGGTCGCGTTTGAAGAAAAACTAATCAACTATAAAAATTTAGGAATTACTAAAGTTGTTATTGAAGAACCATTACTTAACTCAAATAATGTTTGGACGGTAGGTACGTTACTAAGATACAATTCTATGATTACAAAATCAATTTATGACATTTTAGGAATAATACCATCATACATTTCAACCTATAATTCTAGAAAATTTGCATGGCCTGATTTTGTTCAACAAAATGATAAAGGTAAACATGTGTTATTTGGTGGATTACCAAAAGATGTAGATAAAAAAGAATTAATTTGGAAAAAAGTTTCCGATAAAGAACCACAAATAACATGGCACTATACAAAAAATAATACATTGAAAAAGGAGTGTTATGATATGGCCGATTCTTATACTTGTGTTTTAGGTTATATGAAACAAGAAAACATTTGGTAATCACAGTTTTTTTTTATTTTATTGTATATTTATTAATAAAATAAAATTATGAAAAGAATTATTAGATTAACAGAATCAGATCTTACAAGAATTGTTAGAAGAGTGATAAGTGAACAAAAATTAACACCTAGATCTGACATGGCTGGAAAACCATTTAAATTAAATGGTAAAATGTGTAAAGTTGAAAAGGCGTTACAAATACCAAACGGTAGGGGTATTTTGATATTACCTGATGCTGCTAGTGGTTGTAGAAAAAATAACGGTGTTGTTGGTGGTGAAAAAGGGTATATTTATTTAGGTAGTGGTACTTCAGTTATGAGTATGTTTGAATGGGATACAATAAAAAATAATTGGAAAGATCTTGGAGGAGGAGAATTATCAGAACCTAGAAACCCATTAGGTAGTATACAATTTATGTAAAATCTTAATTTTAAAAAAGAGGATACAGAAAATATTAAAAATAAAAATTTTAAATAAAATAACTCACCCCAAAAAGGTGGGTTTTTTGTTGTTTGACTATTCACCCTTATTTCTTATCTTTTATGTATGAAAGAAGAGTCACTATTAGTTGACCTTATTGAGAATATTTTTGGTGAACCTAAAAACGTAAATGAATATAGTGGTCAAATATCAGTTGACTGTCCCGTTTGTTCCTATGAAATAAAAGGTTTATCAAAAACCGATGGTAAGGGAAATTTAGAAATAAATTATATTAATCATGTTTATAAATGTTGGGCGTGTTCTGAAACACATGACACTCATGGACATTTAGGTAGATTAATTGAACAATTTGGATCAAAAAAAGATAAAAAAACATATAACCTCATCAGACCTGATAAGGTAGAAAAAAAACAAAAAGAATATAAAAAATTAGAACTACCAAAGGAGTACAAAAGATTTGAAGAAATCCATCCATTACATTTACCAAGAAAAGAAGCTTGGAACTATCTTAAAAAAAGAGGAATAACACAAGAAACAATAGATAAATATAAAATCGGTCTTTGTGTTGAAGGTGAATACGCTGGTCGCATCATAGTTCCATCATTTAATAAAAAAGGAGAATTAAACTTTTTTGTTTCAAGATCATGGAACCCAAGAGCAAAACTTAAATACAAAAACCCTGAAGCTGCTAAGGACTTTCTTATTTTTAATGAAAGTTTGATTGATTGGAAAAAAGACATTTATTTAGTTGAAGGAGTGTTTGATTCATTCTTTTTGGATAACTCAATTGCACTACTTGGAAAGTATGTGAATGATAACTTATGGGAAAAATTATACGAGAAGGCAAAAAAAGATATAATAGTTTGTTTGGATGGTGACGCATTTAATGATGCTAAAAACATATATGACAAACTTAATGGAGGTACCTTATATGGTAGAGTTAAATTAATGAAACTACCAAAAGATAAAGACGTTTGTGATCTTAGAGGTCAAATAAACGAATATATGATACAAGAAAAAGAATGAATTTAAAAGAAGTTGCAAAAGAAATACGAGATATACTATCAAAAAGACAAAAAGAGTTAGATTTAACTTTTGAGGAAGACAAACATAGATACACCATGAAAGATGTTGATGGAACAATCAGAGACGATTTTCCTTCAGTATCTAAAGTAATGAAGTTATTTTATGATGAATTTCCTACTGAAGAGGCTGCAAGAAATAAGGCAAAAGGAGACCCATACATTATGCAAACACTACTTGCAGAATGGGACGAAGCCGGCAAAACCTCAACAAACATGGGAAGTCGCGTTCATTATGAGTTAGAAATAGAAACAATCAAAAGACACGGAATTAAAAAAGAAGTGAGACAACCACTTTATGAGTGTGATATGGATATGATTATGAAAGGTGATCGTATGATTAAAGCCGGGTATAAGTTTTTAAAACTAATGGAAGAAAGAGGTGCGGTTTTATTAGATACTGAGATCGTTTTGGGGGACCCTGAACTCGGTTATACCGGACAACCCGATAAAGTATGGTTAATGTTTAATAAACAAAGGACGGGTTTTGGAATAGTAATTACGGATTGGAAAACAAACAAAAAGAAAAACATGGAAAGTAATGATTATACAAAACCAATGAGAGAACCATTCAAGTTTTTACCAAATACTGCTCTTGGTCACTACAATACACAGTTACCTTTATACGGTAAATTACTTTTAAAAATGTTAAAAGGTAGTAAGTATGAAAACATACCGTTTTATGGTTGTGTTATCGTCCACCTAACCGACGAACAAGACTTCACTGAATACAGGGTTGATAGAAAAGTAATTGATACCATAATGAACATGGATATTAAACAACGTTTGACAAAATAAATAAAATAAATTATATTATAGTATGAAACCAGAAATCACAATTGCTTGGTGGTATAACACCACTTGGGATAAAGAAGTAGGAAAAATAAATGTAAAATATAAAACAAAATGGAAGAAATCATCAAACCAAAAATCAATTTAAGAGACCAACCAACAATTGAGTGCGAAAAGTGCAAATCAACATATTTCAAAGAAGTTACAATATTAAAAAAAGTATCAAAAATTTTAACAGGTAGTCCTGAAGATACAATAGTACCATTTCCAACTTATATGTGTAATGAGTGTGGAAATGTAAATGAAGACTTTAAATTATTTGATAAGTAATGGAAATAGCTAAAATGACAATAAGTGAAGCTTATCCACACCTTAAAGTGATTGCTAATGCTTATGGATTAAATTTAAACAGAGTAAAAGAATTTAAGTTTGCAAGAATTATTTTAGCAAATCTTTATAATCGTGAATTAATATAAATAAAAAATGGGAAAAAAATTAGTATGGTATGAATCTTACAAAACAGTGTGTAAGTATTCTGCGGAATTGACAGATGAAGAAGCAAAACTTTTTGAAGAAGATGAAGAAAAGTTTTATGAAGAAGTAGATTTTAGAGGTGACCAAGAATTGGAGTGGGATAAAATCCAAGACGAAGATGAATACGATTTTAGTATTGAGGAGGACTAGATATGACATATAAAGAATTTTATATTTGGTTAGAGGGTTATTTACACGGTAAACTAAATAATAATAATGTAGATATTCACCCAATTATTGATAAAATGTTGGAAGTAAAAGACGTTGATCCATTTTTTTCAAACCCTAAAATTAATGTACCTAGATTTGAACCAGTACCAATACCCCCAAACCCATTTAAAGATGATGGATATGATGATTTAGGAAAACCACCAAAAATTGTAATGTAATGCTTTTTTTTTTGATTGATATATTTATTAATAAAAATATATTATGAAAAGAATTATAAGTTTAACTGAATCGGATCTTACAAGAATCGTAATACGAGTTTTAAAAGAACAAGAAAAAATGCCAATATTACAACCACAAGAAATACCAAACAACATACCCTACACCATTTCAAATGAAGTTGATGAGTTAAGGTTAAAAAGAGAAGAGTTAATGCGGGAATTTGAAAAATTGAATAAAAAAAGTGGTGGAATGATGGGTAGAGTAAAAAACAAAATTGGTGATTTAGAAGATAGTGTAATTGAAGAAATTAATAGTATAAAAACTAATATTGAAATGAAGTTAGATGATATAAAAAGAACATTAGTATTAATACGAATGAAATCACAACAAAAAAAACAAGATAGAAGACAGGAAAGAGAAATTAAAATTTTAGAAAGAGACATTGAAAAATATGAAAAAAGTATTAATCAAATAAAAAATAAAAAAATTGTAACATCAAATGATTTAAAAGACATTATAGCTGTAGTGAACGGTGTATTAATGTGGACGACTGCGGCGATAGGTGTAATTATAAACCGTAAGATGAATAACTAAAACTTAACCCACCCCAAAAAGGTGGGTTTTTTGTTAATTGACATTTTAATCAAATTTGACTATATTTAGTCTATG